GGTGGGGTGTCTTTGGGGTGTATAGCGTCCCAAGACACTGTGGGCGTACTGCCTAAAAAATATGATTCTTACACGCACGACTGAAAGGACCCGCTCCCGGCGAGCCGCCCGCGGGCCGCCGCAGAAAAATTTTCAGAAAAACTCAATTCAAGATAATAATATTTGACACTTCCATCCACGCGCGGTAAACTTTATCCGTATGAACAATTCACAAAACTGCGGAGGAAAAGCAAATGGTGGAAGAGAAAAAAGTTCCGGCGTACGAAGTGACCGTGAAGGGCCAGTATTACGCATCGAGCGGGAGAGATCGGTTTCTGAAAACGTACGGGCCGGAGAAATTTCTTCTGCCTGAAGTCGTCGAGATTGTGACGGGCCGCAAAGAAGTGAAAAAGAAAGTCGAAGGGCAGCAGGTGAAGCGATTCGAAATCGTGAAGAGCCGCTTGAATGCGCTTCGCTGCGCGCAGCACGTGATCCAACGTCAGCTTCTCCCGGACCGTCTATCCGAGAAACATCCGGCCTGCGTTTCCTTCCGCACGTGTTCGATCGTGGCCTCGGTGCGGGTGATGGTAAACCCGTCGGAGTTGTCGATTTTCTCCACGAACGCTAAGTCCGTGGATGAAATGTCGCTCTCCGAACTCTCGCAGTATTGTCGCATTCACGCGCTCTCGGTCCCGGTTTCGTCTTTCAAAGACGTCAAAGACGCCCGCCGCGCGGTTATGGAAGCCGACTCTGAAACGTCTGAAACGCGCGTGAGGCCGGAAGAGCCGGGCGGAATTCAAGAAAAAGCGGGCGAGGTTTCTTCTGCGGACGAGGTTCCTGTCGATCAGGAAGACCCGGCCGAGAGCATGATCTAAACGCGCGGTGTCCACGAAATCGCAGTACATACGCGACCTTCTGGACAAAGCGCTCGATACAAAAATTCCGGTGTGTTCCCCGGAAGATTTCGAGCGCATCTTCGGAATCAAGATCGCTTCCCGCGAAGAGATCGAGGGCATGACACTGGCCGAAGTCATGGTGCGGCAGTTGGTGCTCAAAGCGTGCGCGGGGAATGATAAATCCATCCAAGAGGTCATGGATCGATTGCTCGGCAAACCCGTGCAGCTCGCGGAAGTTAAATCCGTGTCATTCACGTATCAGGATTATCTCGACGAGTGCATGAAAAAAGATGCGGAAGAAGCGGGCCGTCCGCTCCCGGCTCCTGTTTCTTTGTCCCCTCCGGATCCGGTCGAGGATCTTCTCTCGTGAGCCAGTCACATCAGTTCCGGCCGGAGGACCGCAAGGCGGTTCACGAACGTCTTCAGCAGGATTATCCCTACTACGCGAAACGCTGTCTCCGCATCAAAGCCAAGTCCGGGGCCATTCTCGCTTTCGTCCTCAACACAGCACAGGAATATCTACATCAAAAAATCGAATGGCAGAGGAAAACCACAGGACGCGTACGCGCGATCGTGGTGAAAGGCAGGCAGCAGGGGTGCTCGACGTATATCTCCGGGCGGTATTATCATCGCGCGACGCGCAATCGAGGTATGAGCGTTTTTATTCTCTCGCACGAGGCGGAGACGACGAAGAAGCTGTTTAAAATTGTCGAGCGTTTTCACGATCTGGCCCCGGACGTGGCGAAGCCGTTCGCGGAAATTTACAACAAACGCGAGCTTGTTTTCGAAAAACTCGGAAGTGATTATTCCGTGGGAACGGCCGGGAACGAGAACGTGGGCCGCGGCGGTACACTGCAGCTTTTCCACGGCAGTGAAGTGGCTTTTTGGGCGAATACGGATCAGATCCAGACCGGGATTTTGCAGTCTGTGCCGGACATGCGCGACACGGAAATTATTCTCGAGTCGACCGCGAACGGCATGGCCAACATGTTTTACGATCTCACGATGGAGGCCATGAACGGCAAGAATGATTACGTCGTGGTTTTCATCCCGTGGTACTGGCAGGAAGAGTACACGCGCGCGGCACCACCCGACGGCGTTGTGGAACTCTCGAAAGAAGAAGAGGAATACCGGCTGCTTTACTCGCGCTCGTCCGATCGGAAAATTCCGCTCACGGCCGGGCAGATGTACTGGCGCCGGGCGAAGATCAACGAATTCAAATCCGAGTGGAAGTTTAAACAAGAGTACCCGGCGTTTTTGCAGGAGGCGTTTCAGACGTCGGGTGACACGCTTATCTCCGCGCAGGCCATCATGCGCGCGAGAAAAAGCAGCGTGAAGGATTCCGAAGCGCCTTTGGTCATCGGGGTCGATCCGGGCCGGACGAAGGACAGGACGGTGTTCGTGTATCGCCGCGGACGGCAGGTAACGAAAATTGAATCTTTCAAATTCGAAGCCAAAGACAACGTGCAGATGGTCATCGCGGGAATGTTGGCGGACCGTATCGAACAGCACAGCCCGGAGATGGTGAACGTGGATGTGGGCGAAGGATACGGCGTGATCGATCGTCTGCGCGAGCTTGGGTTTGGCAGCGTGGTTCACGGGGTGCACTTCGGGGAAAAGCCGCTCGACGAAAATACGTATCTCAACAAGCGCGCGGAGATGTGGTGCTTGATGCGCGACTGGTTTCATGGCGAGGAAGGCGAAGTGAGCGTGCCGGACACGGACGAGCTGCAGCGCGATCTCATGTGCATGCCGCACGAGAAAACAACCTCGACGCAGAAAATTCAACTCGCGTCGAAGCAGGAGATTTTCAAACTTCTCAAAATGTCGCCGGACGTGGGTGATGGACTCGCACTGACTTTTGCGTATCCCGTGCGGCGACGCGATTCGGCCGGGAATGGCTTCAAGAAGATAAAAGCCAAGTCCGGAGGAAGAAGTCCATTATTGACCTTGCAAAAAATCAGAAGGCAGGATAAACTCTTGGGTAGGCGGCGTTAAACCGGGGAGGGCGCGGGTATGGGCTTTTTAAATCCGTTCAAGAAATCTGTGTCGCAGGTAATCTCTTCTTCTGTTCCGAAAGTCAACAAAGAACCAAAAGCAACAGACCAAGATCGTTTACGGCGCGCGGGTCGTGCGTCTTTGATCTCAACGACCCAACAAGGAATTTTGGGTACGGCGCCTACGAACCGAAGACAGTTGACGGCGGTTTAAGAAATGCCGACAGGCGGGGGCGGCGATAAAGTCAAAAAGATTCTAAGCCGCAACAACGAACTCAAGGCCCAAAAAAATACTTGGCTCGACCAGTGGCAGTTGATCGGTGAATACATCCACACCCGGCGGATGGATTTCACTTCTGTACGGCAGCCGGGAGAATTCCTGACTCGTGAAGTTTTTGATTCCGTCGGGCCTAAGTCCGCCAAGACTGCCGCTTCCAGTCTCCTCTCAATGCTCTGGCCTCAATCTACACGGCGCTTCCGGCTCCGCCCGCCAAAAGGTCTTCAAGAAACTCACGAAATAAAGACGTATTACGAAGCGGTCACAGCAAGAGTCATCGACGTGATGGATGATCCGCGCGCGGGACTTCCGATGGCGCTCGATGAATATATGCTCGAGCAGGTCACATTCGGGACTGCGGGGATTGATGTGCTCCCGGATCCGAAAACGAAAGTCTCGTACAAGGCGTGGGGCGTGAAGCACATTTCAATTTCGGAAGATCGTTATGGATTCGTGGATACGATCTACATCGAGGTCGAAAAAACCGTCGAGGTTGTCGTCAAAGAATACGGAATTGATAAAGTCTCCGAGCGCGTGAGGAAACTTTTCAACGAAGACAAACATGACGAGAACGTGCGGATTCTTATCGCGATCGAACCGCGTCTGGTCCGCGATTCGAAAAAGACGGGCAACCGGGACATGCCTTTTCAATCCGTGCACATCGAGATTGAAAAGAAACACATTTTGCGCGAGAGTGGCTTCTCGGAAGTGCCAATCAAAGTCGTGCGTTTTTGGAAATTGCTAGGAGAAAAATATGGCCGTTCCCCCGGAATGGACGCCCTTTCTGACATCCTTGAGGCAAACGCAATTTGGGAAGCCGTCACTATTGGGATTGAAAAGAATCTCGACCCTCCGCTTGGCGTACTTGATGACGGAAAACTCGGCGGTGGTGATATTGACACCAGTGCGGGGGCCATTACAGTGTTTAATATTACTGGCCGGGCCGGGGAAAAGAATCCGATTTTTCCGCTTTTTACGGTCGGGGAAATAAAGCAGGCGCTGCAGCTTTTGGAATCACTGTCGCAATCGATCGCGGATCACTTCTTCATCGATCGGCTTCTGGACTTCAACAATGAAACGCGGATGACGCTTGGAGAAGCGCAGCTTCGGAATCGGCTGCGTAATTCGTCTTTGGGCGGGATTTTTACGCGTCAGATCGCGGAAGGTTTTTCTCCGATTGTCGAACGCACGTTCAATGTTTTGTTTTCGCAGGGGGAAATGGGCGTTGTTCGCGGATCCGTCGATGAGATAATTCAGCGTGATATCGAGGGTCAAGAGCCGCTCATCATTCCGGAGGCGGTGGCTAAACTTATTCAACGAGGCAAAGATGTCTACAACATCGAGTATTTTACTCCGGCAATGCGCATTATGCAGGCCGAAGAGTCGGAAGGCATGATGAGAACGTGGGAGTTTGCGGGGGTCATCGCGCAGGGCGTTCCGCAGGTTTTGGATAATCTTGATGAGGATGTGTCTTTGAGGCGGTTCGGATTCCTGCAAGGCGCACCGAGTGAGATGATGCGTGCAATTTCTGATGTGGATACTATTCGTGAGGAACGAGAAGCCGCTGCGCAAGAGGCGGCGCAGGCAGAGCAAATGAGACAGGGAGCGGAAGCAATTCGGAATCTAGGCCAGTCTGGAATGGTGCCAACACTTCCGGCTGCGCAGAACGGGAAAAAGAAATGACGAAGACAGCAGACCGGAGGGCAACCGATGAGTCGAAACGTAAGAAAGTTGGCCAAGAAAAAAAAGAAAAAGAAAAAGCCGCGCTACTGAAGCGCGATATCCGCGAGACGTTTGCGACTGGCTTCGGTCAGCGTACGCTGCGTTACATTATGGACCTGTGCGGTTATCAGCGGCCGAGTGTTGTTGCGGATCCGAGTAGCGGTGAAGTGATGACGCAGAGCACGGTGTACAACGAAGCGCGGCGGAATTTGTATTTGACGTTGCGTAAATACGTGAGTGTGGATGTGCTTCGTAAAGTTGAGAACAAAGGGCTTGAACAAGACGAAGAAAATAACCTTTTCACCTAAATTGAAAGGAACAAACAATGACAGATCCTAATCCTGCTCCTGCGCCTGCTCCTGCGCCTGCGCCCGTTGCGCCTCCGACGGATCCAAACAAGGGAGCTATCCCCTCGCATATTCCGCCTGCGGATCCGCAACCTTCGTATCCAGATCTCAACACAATCGTTCCTGCCGAGTACAAAGACCGCGAATATCTCAAAGACGTTAAGGACGTCCCCGGAGTTTTTAAGAAACTCGACAACGCGGTGACGACGCTCGGCAAACGGCCGACCGGGATCCCGCATGACAACGCGGACCCGAAAGAATGGGATGCGTTCAATAAGTCTTTTGGGGTTCCTGAAAAGGCCGATGACTATCAGTTGGGCAACCCCCCGGAAGGATTGCCGAAAGACGAGAATTTTCAGAAGGGCGTGAAAGGTATTTTTCACAAGGCCGGTGTTTCCGCGCGGCAGGCGAAGATTCTGGAAAAAGAATGGAATGACATGATGCTTCAGACTCTCAAGGCCAGTGGCGTTGCGGTCGAGAAGCAGGACGCGGATTTCACTAAGTTGGCGGGAGAAGTGTTCGGCGACCGGCAGGAGAAAGCGCTCGGTGATGCAAAAATTCTTCTTGCGAAATATGCGCCCGAGAAAGTCAAACCACATCTGGAATCTTTGTCCAATGAGAATCTTATTCTCATGGCCGGTGTGTTGGATGGCATCCGCCGGGAGTACATCAACGAGGATGATCTTACCGGAGGTCCGGCGGCGTCTGCGGCGATGTCATCTGAAGAAAAGCGCGTCAAAGGAAAGGAACTCATGGCATCGAAGGCATACTCTGATCCTTTTCATCCAGACCACAATAAAACCGTTGAGGAAGTGCAACGGCTTTATGGTACGGCCGCGCCCGCGAGAAAATAAAATTTTAAGCGGGGGTTGACAAGATTTAATTTTTGTGCGATAGTTTTACCATCTGTAGTGATGGATACCCGATACCGGCCCATCTGATGGTGGTTAAACCACTCGCCTTTAAGCTCGGCGCGAAAGAGTTAGGTATCGCCCATCGGCCTTGATTTGTAGGGGCAGTTGGATACCGTTACCGAAAAAAGTTGGTATTTTTTCGTATCGTTGTCTAATTCGCTTTCAACAAGGAGAGGCCAATGTCCACCCAAACTCAAGACAATCTTCTGATTACCCAGTTCTCGGATATGCTGCATGTCAAGGCGCAGCAGATCCGAGCGCGTCTTCGTCCGTTCGTCCAGATTAAACCCATGATCGGTGATCGCTTCGCGTATGATGGCCTCGGCGCTGTCGAAGCTCGCGAGGTGAATGGCCGTATTGTGAAAACCACGTTTGACGACATCGAGCACTTGCGTCGTCGGATCCGGCGCCGCCGGTTCGTTGTGACGCTCCCGATTGACGCGTCCGACGTTCGCGGTATGCTGCTTGATCCGCAGGGCGCGTACGCGGAAGCGTGTATCCGCGGGATGGAGCGTGTGTTTGACCGGGTGGGCATCGAGGCATCTTTCGCGGATGTCGCCACCGGCCGGGAATTTGACACCACGGTGACGTTTGCCGGTGACGGCGGCCTGACGGTCGACGCTACGGCCGGGCTCACCTATGAGAAACTGCTTGAGATCCGCAAAAACTGGCGGAACAATGATGTCGGGACCGACATCCCCGAGCAGCTTCTTTTGCTTGTCACCGGTACCGAAGAGGAAGCCCTGATGAAAGAGACGGAGCTTACGTCCGGCGATTTCTCACGGCAGTTCGTGGTCGATCAAGGCGAGATGGCTCGTGCCGTCGGATTGCAGCTTTTGATCTACGGCGCCGATGTTCCCAACCCGCTTCTGGCGGTGAATTCCACTACGCGCGATAACATCGCTCTGACCGGGCGTGGAATCTGCTACGGCTTGTCGAAAGAGATGAAAATCTCGGTCGACGATCGTCCTGATTATATCGAGACGAAGCAGGTGCAGATCATCGGTGAACTCGGTGCGGTGCGTACCGAGGGGATTCTCGTTCAGAAAGTCCAAACGACCGCGTAATTTTACCGGTAGAAAAGGAGAAAGCTCATGTGTGCAGTCGAGAATAAATATGTGGACGCGGATCTCGCGGCCGGGAAAAAGGGCAACGCCGCTTTCGTGCATGGTGCGGCAGTTGTGGAGATGGTCACGACTTTTGAAGTCGCGGCCGCAGACGATAATGCTTCGATTTATCGCCTGTTCAAAAACGTGAACCCCGATCTCATTCCGGTCGAGATCGAGATTATGAACGACGCGATTACGGGCGGTACGGATTGGGATCTCGGCCTGTACGAGTCGTTGAGTGATGACGGTGTGGGTGGGGGTGTTATTGACGCGGATGCTTTCGTCGATGGCGCGGATCTCTCATCCGGCAACGCTCGCACGGCGCCCCTGTCGGGGATGAGTGCTTCTCCTGTCGCTCTTGAAAATGTCAAGAAGCGCATTTACGAGATCGCCGGAGACGCGCAGGAAGACAAACGCGCGCGTGGGTATGACATCGCGCTGACGGCGAATGTCGTTGGCACGGCGGCCGGGACCATCACCGTTATCGCACGGTTCGTTCAGGGTTAAGTCAGAGCCGTTCGGAAATTGAAGAAGGCGGTGGGGTTTATGGCCCCGCCGCCTTTTTTCTTGAGAGGAAAAAAATATGAGTCTCGCTGCTCCTGATTCCGAAGTCGATATTTGTAATCTTGCGTTGTCCCATGTTAAGCAGCGTCCTGTTGTACAGATTGATCCGCCGACTTCCGCCGCTGAAAATTTGTGTGCGGTTTGGTATCATCAAGTGCGCCGCGCAACTCTTCGCGGCCACGTGTGGAATTTCGCACTGAAGCGCGTGAAACTCACTCCCGATCCTTCCGCTGTTCCCCTTTTTGGTTTCACCCATGCCTATCTTAAACCTTCGGATTGGGTTCGTTTTATCGGCCGCTATGACGATCTCGGTTCGAAGATTGTGCCGGATGATTACGAATTGGAAGGGAATTATTATTACACGAACGGAGAGGATTCACAGTCAATCAACATCCGCTATATTTACGATCACGTGCATGTGTCTAAATTTGATCCGCTTTTTATTTCGCTTTTTGCGATCAATCTCGCGATAATTCTTGCTCCGAATTTCAGCGGCACAGAGAACAGAGTAAAGGTTCTTGTGGAGCTTCAAAAAGAGATCAAGGCCGAAGCGACGGCCATCGATGGGCAGGAGCGCCCGCCGCGGCGGATCCAAAAGAGCAAATTTATTACTGCTCGCAGACAAGGCCGGACAGTAGCCGGGCCAAACCTGTTTTTCAAGGATTAAACATTGGCTAAAGAAGAAGTAGCACTTCAAAATTTCTCCGGCGGAGAGTTAAGCCCTAAAATGTACGGGCGGTTTGATCTACCTGTATATAAAAATGGCTGTCGTTTTTTGCGCAACTTTGTCTCTGATACGCAAGGCCCGGCGCGTTTTCGAAACGGTTTTATGGTTGTTAATCACACTCGCCTGAATCAAGTCGCCAATCTTATCAAATTCGAATTTAATGATGAGCAGGCATATCAACTTGAATTCACACACAAAAAACTTCGTTTCTTTCGCGACAATGCCGCGATTGTTGAGAGTGATGTTGTCATCACCGGGATAACGAGTGCCAATCCCGGGGTTGTTTCAGCCGCGGCCCACGGGTATTCAAACGGCGATGAGGTCTTCATCACCGGAGTGAAGGGGATGATAGGGGTCAACGGAAAGAGTTTCCTCGTCGCCGGAGTCACGGCGGGTTCTTTTCAGTTGACTGACATAGACGGCAACACTGTTGATACGACGGGGTTTGGTACATACACGTCCGATGGTGTCGCGAACCGTATCTATGAGATCGCGACTCCTTATGACGAGGATTTGGATCTTTTTAAACTTAAAGTCACGCAGAATGCGGACACGATGTACATCGTGCATCCTTTCTATGAGCCGCGAAAGCTCACACGTACTGGACACACGGCTTGGACGCTTTCTATTTTTTCCCGCACGGCAGATCCATTCACTGCTAAGAAGGTAATCACCGGTATAACACAGGCAAATCCCGGAGAGGTCACTTCGGTCGGGCATGGATATTCTACCGGCGATCTAATTTACATCGAAGAAGTGACGGGGATGGTTGAAGTCAACAGTATACCCTATGAGATTACTGTTACCGGGGCTAATACTTTTACACTTCAGGATTTGAACGGAGTGGATGTGGATACGTCGGGGTTCGGTGCTTACGGCGCCGCCGGATACGCCTCGAAATTGAATCTACTTCCTATTGCGGTGACTTTTTATGAAGGACGACTGTGGTATGGGGGGCAACTGTTCGCTCCTGATCGCTTTATTGGTTCGCGTTCTCCAGATACTACCGGCGTTCCGCGCTATGATGATTTCACTTCGGGAACTGATGACGATCATGCCGTTTATTTCTCGATTGCTGATGGTGAGGTAAATAAGATTTTCTGGCTTGTCGGCACAAACCGTCTTCTTTTCGCCGGAACATTCGGGACCGAAACTCGTATCACGGGTGACACGATCGAGGAGGCCATCACACCGACGAGTATCAACGTTCGAGCCGAGAACCGGTTGGGCGTGGCGGACATAGCACCCATCAATAAAGAGAATGTTGTTATCTACGTGCAGCGGGGTGCTTTGACGGTTCGGAGTTTTGAATTTGATGCTCTCGAAGATCGTTTTATTTCCGTGGATCGCAATCTCGTTTCTGAACACATGGCTGCGAGCGGACTTAAACAGATCGCGTGGCAAACCGGACGGCCGGACCTTCTTTGGGCTATCCGTAATGACGGCAAGTTGACTGCTGTAACTTTCAAAACACGAGAAGATGTATCTGGATGGCATCTGCACTCTACCGGTGGTGTGAATCCAGACAAATTTTTAAGTGTATCCACGATGCCGCGGGCTTCGAGTTTTGATCAGGTGTGGGTCGTGACCGAGAGGATTATTGGTGGGAAGACTCGGCGGTTTGTGGAGTATCAGGCAGATGAGCCAAACATCCCTATTCTCTTTGATTTTTTTACTGACATCGATAGTCGCGACAGCGACTACGATACATTTTTGTCTGCAATGCGAGAGGCACAAAAGGCCGCGATGCACCTTGATTGCGCGTTGACTTACGATGGTACGGTTCCGGGTGTTGAAACCGGTTCTTCAGTTGTCCCGGGGGCCACTACAGGCAGCAGTGTTTCTTTTATGGCAACTAATCCGGTGTTTGCTTCAACGGATGTGGGTAGGGAGATCTGGAAGAGAGCACAGAATGGTGTCGGTAGCGGGCGAGCGGTCATTACGGCTTTCGTCAGTACGACTGAAGTGACATGTAAAATAATTTCTGTTTTTGACAACTTGAATACTATGACTCCGGGCAACTGGTATCTGACCACAGATCGGTTGAGCACCGTGGATCACTTAGAGGGCCGCACGGTTTCGGTTGTTACGGATGGCGGAGTTCACCCGGATGAAACGGTTTCCGGCGGAGTTGTGACTTTGGATTATCAAGCGAGTGTGATCCATATTGGTTTGAAGTACACAGGGACGTTGCAGCCGATGAGTCTTGATATCGGAGGCACGACCGGATCGAGTCAAGGAAAAAACAAGAACATCCGACGTGTCGATATTCGTTTTTATAATACTCTTGGCGCCGAGTTTGGGTCTGATTTTTACAAGCCCGAGGTTGTTTCATTCGCGGATATGCCGCTTCTGGTCGGGTCGCCGCAACCGCTTTTCACCGGCATTAAGTCGCTTTCCTATAATGACGATTGGGACCTCGATAAACTATTATACGTTCGTCAAACCGCGCCCCTACCGTGCATCGTGCAGATGTTGCAGTTGTGGGGCGAGACGGATAATGAGTAGCCCAATAATTGTCACGTTTCATCCAAAACATCTTGAGGTTATGGATGTTCGGGAGGTTGAGAAGTTTGGGTCTTTCAAATTGGAAGACTTGTATGAGCGGGTGGATAAGATCAATAAGGAAAGCGTTCAGTCCGCCACGTTCATTTACGAAGGACGCATCCTTTTTTGCGCAGGGTTTTCGATGATGTGGCCCGGAGTCGCGGAAGGATGGATGATACCGAGTGTATATGTAAAGGAGTATCCTGTTCTCTGTTGCAAGATTTTGAAGATGTATGTTGACCGAATTATGGTGGATTTTAAGTGTCATCGGTTTCAGACAACCTCGCCCGATGACCCCTTTCACGAAAGGTGGATGGGATTCTTGGGGTTGAAAAAAGAGGGTACGATGAGGCAGTACACTCACGACAAGAAAAACTATTGCGTCTACGCGAGGTATTCAGATGGCTGATCCAGTCTCCGCTATTTTTATAACGACGTCACTTCTTGCAGCGGGGGGTTCTGTGATTGGGGGGATCCAAGCCAACAAAGCTGCGAAAGAAGAGGCGTCACTTCAGGAAGAACAGGCACGTATTGCTAGTGAGGAAGCGAAAGCAGAAGCACAGCGCCGGGCCAATGAAGTTCGGAAGTTTTCTCGTCGTCAGAGTCTTGCTTTTTTGAAGAGCGGTGTCACGCTTGAAGGCAGCCCACTTCTGATTCTTGACGAGACGTTGCGCGAAGGTCAAAAGGAAGTGAAATCAGTTGTCGAACGCGGTGACGCACAGGCGAATCTCTTCAACCGTCGGGCGGCTATCACACGCAATCAAGGTCGGGCGTCGCTTATTGGCGGAGTCTTGGGTGCTGCGGGTAGTTTGAGCGGATCCGCTGTTACAGGAAGGAAAGCGGGGTTGTTTTAATTGCCTAGAATTCCTGAATTTGAAACACGACGTGCCGCGTCGTCATTGGTAGGGACTCCCGGGGAAGATACCTCGGGTGAGCGGATCGGTAAATCTATCGCTTCGACCTTTGGACAGATTTCGGATACGTTCGGTCGTTTGGCGGTTGAGCGTCGAGAGGCAAAAGACGCAGCCCTTGCGAATAAATCACTCATCGAGTTTGAATTGGACCTCGATAAGCAACTTCGCAACCACAGGATCGAGAATAGTGAATTTCGGGGGGATCCGCTCGATCGCACGAAGGCGTTTCAAACTTCAGCGGAAGAGATGTATCGATCGAAAGCTGAATCCATCGGATCTAGTGGCGCCCGACAACTCTTCGAGAAGCACGGCTTGGGAACTGTTCGCAAATTCGTCGGAAACGAGCTTGATTTTTCGGATAAAAATCAGGCGGTCTTGGCTTTGAACGATTCTACGACGGCCGCAAACCATCTGGCTCAAAAAGCCGCAGAGATTGGAAGAGCGGACACGATTGATATTGGACGTAAGCGGCAGAGTCTCGAGCAGATTTTAAAGCAGGGAGAGACAACCTATCTTGCGGCAGCCGGTCTTTTGAGTCCGGAGCAGAGAGCCAAGTTGAAGAGCGGGATTCCGGAGATGATAGCGAAGGGGTATTTGGTGTCCGCGCTAAGTGAGAACCCCGAAGATGCGCAGGCGCTCTTGGATGACGGATCGTTCGATGAGTTTTTGTCGCCGCAGGAGAAAGAGCAGTTCGCGCGCGACGCTCGCGCCGCGATTCCGAAAGTCAAAGAGCGTAAAGAGATCAATACTATTCTGCGTGGGATCGAAGAGAACAATGATTTGTGGCAGGGCTATCTGGAGGGAGATCCCCTCGTGCTTCAGCGGATCGAGGAACAGAACACCCCTTTCACTGCCGCGCTTCGTGATCTTGTTATAGAAGGAGATCCAGATCCTATTACTCAAGTCCGTGATGTTATGTCTCTTGAAGCTAAATTCGACAGCTTTTTTATCAAGAAAGACGGAAAGAGACAGGGGTTTGACAAAAGACTTCAGCTAAAAGAACTCGAATCGTTCATGGTTGACGTACTGGAAGCGCGGAAACGCGGAACTATAAGCGAAGCTGTTGCGGACGGGTATATGAAGAAAATTGTGCAACCCACTTTTGATCTTATCAAGACAGAACACGAAAAAGGGCAGGGGCCGGTCGTCTCGGGATTAGGGGCTATTTCTTTGTACCAGTATGGTAAGCGCGCTATTGAAAGTTGGTTTTTTCGGAACAACCGTCTTGATGACATAGACGCAAAGGCCGAAGTTCTGACTCAATATTTACGTCAGTATGACGGAAATCAGATTAAAACACCTTCGGATGCAAACGCATTGGCCCGCTCGGTTCTTAACGATAATTCTGTGCGCGAAACCCCCGGCCTCGGGCTTATTGAAGGAACGCCGAACCGTGTTTTAAATCAAGATAGGTCTTCGACTTTTGTGCAGGGGGGTAAGAGTGACGTCAAGGGCGCTGTCACTATTCCGCAGAAAGGTACCGTGTCTATCATCGTGCCTCAAAAATCTACTAATAAAAAATTTAGGATCACGTACAAAGACGGCCGAAAGATCAAGGCTGAAGAGGTGATTGGTGGCTGACGAGATCTTGAAACCTATTGATTTGGCGTCTCTCCCTGACGATGATTTGGACTTTGGAAACGCGCAGGTTGATCTTGAGTCGTCTTTCAAGGCGGTGGATCCGGCGTCTCTGGACGATTCCGATTTGGATTTCTCAAACGCTCAAGTCGAGAGTGAGGTTGTTTTCGACGATAAGCGCGGGCAGGCGTTTGATGTGCAGCCGGGGCTTTCCGGTCGTGAGACAGAGTATGTCATAGGGACGGAGTTCGATAAAAAAGATCCTCGGACTCATTTTGGGCTGACGGATTTGGCTGTTTCTCTCGGCCGCAATCTTCCGAAGGGCGTCGCGGCCGGAGTTTTGGAGCTTCCTATATCCGGCGCGCAACTCTTCAAAGAATCTATCCGGACTGGTTTTGATCCTCTGCGTCCGGATATCATGGATATCAACCCGCTGTCAATCCAGAAAATGTCCTCGTTTGTGAGGACATTTTCCGAGCGGGTGAAGGGGGAAGTTGCGAAACCTCTTTCGCCCGTTCATCAAGGATTCGTCGATTCGTTATCCCAATTCCAGAAAGATTACAGCCAGACGATTGCTGATTTTGGGGTAAAGCCGGATGAGGGGAAACCCCTTTCGAAATTTTTCTTCGATGTGGGGCGGACGGGGACTTCGGTTTTGGCAAGTGTGGGGGCTCTTTATGCAACGAAGAATCCGGCCGCGGTGGGAATTTTGTTTGGTGCGTTGGACGCGTCCGAGACTTTGCAACAGGCCGAGGCCGCCGGTATTCCGATCGAAGAACGACTTGCGGCCGGTGCGTTGGTTGGGGCTTTCACCGCGTGGACAGAAGGAATAGGGGGTGAGATTTTTCTTCGTTCCATGAAGATGAGCAACGTCTTGGGTAAAGCGGCTATCCGTATTGGTTCGGATTCTGCGCAAGAGATGGTGCAGCAAGCCGGACAAGGTGCAGTCCACGAAGTCTTTGGTATTGAAAAAAAGTCGTTGATGAAACACGCACAGGACATTTTTTATGCCGGTCTTCTTGGGGCGATTGGAAGCGGACCAGTGAATATAGGAGCTTCTTTCTATGAGAAGCACGGCTTTATAAAATCAATGCAAGAAGCGGGGGTGAGTAAGGAAGCGGCGATCGATCTTTCGGATCGTATATCGACGAAGATGCTTGAAGATCCGCAGGTAATGGCTGAAGTAAAAGATATTTTGGCTGCAGAATTTAGTCCGGTATCGATGAGTCTTGAAGAGCGTAAAAAGGCGCTCGCTGAAGTTGAGCAGAAATTCGAAGAGGAACTTCTGGCCCGGACCGGACAGGACATTACGAAAGAGCAGCCTGATAAGAATATTGCGATCGAGAAGGTTATTCGCGAGAGGCGATTGACTCCGCAGGAGGTTGATGCCTTCCCGGATCTGGCGGATTTCCAGAACGAACTGGACCGCATTGACGAGCAGTTGGAAACAGCGGAGGATCCGGATGTTGTTGATTCTCTTACTAAACGCCGTGAGGCGCTTATGGCGCCGTTTGAGCAAGAGGGTCAAGCTGCGGAGAAAAAAAGAGTCCTCGAAGAACACTTGAAAGACCTACGCGAGCGTTTGAGCGAGGAGTTTGCCCCGTTGGAACAGCAATCTTTGCGTGAGCGGATACGGGAAGCAGAAGTCGAGATCAAGGACTTGGGCAAACCACTCTCGAAAGCTGTAATTCGCGAAGCTGTTGGTATGAAAGAAGCAGATGCCAAAATGGTCTCTGAATCAAAGGCACTGAAGCGTTCTTTGAAACGACAGGAACAGACGGCCCGGGACGCGACTCGCGCAGAACGTCGCCGCATCGAGACAGCACAAAAGTTGATCCGCTCGATTAAGAAAGCAGCGAAGGATAAAAATATTGCGATCGAAGAAAAACAACAGATTGATGCTCTGGCCTCGCTTCTCAAGAAAGCCAAGACGGTTGAGGATCTTCGGCAGTTGGCGAATAAAATAAATGAGCTTCGGAAACAAGGCAGGGATAGAGTATTTGAAAGTAAAGAGCTTAAGCGCGCCCGCTTTGACGCGCAGAAGACAGCACTTCTGACAAAACTCGGATTCGAGAAGAATTTGGAAACTGGGAAGTTCGACATTCCAGTGAAAGCGAAATTGGCTTCTACTACAAAGGAGAGTGCGGTGGGCGCGCTCATCTTGAATACTTTGACTCCAACACGTATCTTTGATCTTCTTGACGGCGGTGCGGACTTCGAGGGGATCTTTAATCAGATTTTTTATCAGGCGGTGAACTCATCACAAAATTATGAGATCGCTCTTGGCAATGAAGCCACAATCCGCGGGGTGGATATATTAAAGCGAAACGAAATAAAATCAGAAGATCTGAATGCACAGATGGAGGTTGATGGTCTGGTGTTCAGTATCCAAGAGGCCATGTATATTTACGCAGGATTTTCGAATGAACAGACGCGTCGGGCCATCGTTTTCGGGAACCGCATAAGCCCACAGACAGTTGAGAAGATAATCAATCGTCTTTCACAGAAATTTAAGAATGCGGCGGATGAACTCGTGGCTGAAATGAGTGCGCACTTTCCGCGACTTCAGGCGGCTTTTATAAATCTCCACGACGGACGAAAAGAACTCAAGCGTGTCGCCGGGCCGTACCTTCCTATGATTCGGAAACTGGAAGCCACAGAGGATTTTAATGAAGAGCTTTCAGCAGAAATCGAAGACCGTGAGTTTTATTCGAGAGGACTCGGAGATCCGGGGTTCACAAAAGAACGTAAGGAGGTAAAGGGCAGAGATCAAAAAGCCATCAACTTGAATCTTTGGGATATCTACAACAGCCACGTTTCCAAGCGGGAGAAATTCATCGGTATGCAGGGAGTCCTGAAAGAACTTAAGGGATTGATGGGAGACAGCGAGATTCGGGAAGGAATTCGTCAGAAACACGGAGCGGAGATGGTGAAGGAGATAGACGACTATATCGAGCGGGTTGCCTTCCCTTCCGCAAAATACACCCACGGTGCGTTGGAGAAACTCGCTCGTGGTCTCCGACAACGCACGGCTGTTCTGCATCTGCCGCTCAACGTCATGGTCATGGCCAATCAGTTGTCGGCGCTGCCTCTGTTCTTAGGAGATGTGGGGCCGACGGAACTCGTTTCTGCATTCATGGAACTGAATTTCAATTTTGGTGAGAAGGTTGAATTTATAACGAGCATAGACCCACAGATGAAATTCCGGAACGTGGAGAAGAGCGTGGATGAATTCCTTCACGCGCATCCGGAAGCGGCGAAGAAACTGCGCGATAAAATTGCGAAGGTCGGTTTTCAGGGAATTGAAATCGTCGATAAATACGTCGTCTATGCCGGATGGCTTGCGAAGTTTAACCAGATGAGGAAGCTCGGATTCTCTGAACGACAGGCCGCAGATGCCGCGCAGCGTGCTGTCCTGCGCACACAGAACGCCTCTTTGCAGAAAGACGTCCCGAGTCTTTATGCTAAGAGCGAATTTTTGGATACGTGGCTTCTTTTCACCAACCAGTTATCGAAAATGTACAACCAAGTCGTGTATGATATACCTATGAGATGGAGATCCGGCCGTAGAGAAGCAGCGATGTTGGGGGCATTTGGAATGGCGATGAGCTATGTGGTTTTTTGGAGTTTGACGCATGGGCGTCTTCCGGACTCACCGGAAGAATTTGCGGAAGCATTATTGGATGGATCTATCGGACAACTTCCTCTCGTCGGCCCAATTTTGAATTCTCTTCGAAAGGGTTTCGATGGTACGCCGGCTCCGATACAAACTTTCGCGCGCATGGCTCAAGCGCCATTCAAGGCATGGGATGGATTGATAGACCAAGATTTCGGAAAAATCCTTGACTCCGGGGCTTTTTTTGTGGCGGGGGCTTTTAAATTGCCGTATACTGGTGTAAGAAGAACTGTTGTCGGCTTAAGTGATCTTGCGACTGGTGAAGCGGATGATCTGCGGCGTTTAATTTACACCGAACGAGCACTCGAGGAAACGACATGACCGTAATCTCTACTCTGACCAAGAATCGTGCTGACGGCGACGGGATTGAAGTCAACTTCAACTTCGTGTTCAAGATCTTCAACGACTCGGATCTCGAGGTCTATCTGGTTGATACGGCCGGAGTTGAGACGCTTCAGACTCTGAACGTCGATTACACGGTCGCGATCGATCCTGTCAATGAAGGCGGGACAGTCACGCTCACGGTGGCGCCTACATCCGCACAGGATGTTCTCATAAAGCGTGTTCTTCCTTTAACCCAACCCACTGATATTCCCGCTGTCGGAACCCTGCGTGAAGAGCAGATCGAGAAGGAACTCGATCGTGGTCGCATGATCGATCAGCAGCTTCAAGAGGCGATTGACCGCGCGGTAAAACAGGTCGTCACGAGTCTGGTCGCGGATTTGGTTTTCCCCGCTCCTGTAACCGGAAAGTTCCTACACGCTAATTCGACGACTGAACTCGATTGGTCCGCCATTACATCAACGTCGTATGCGGGTACGATCAGCCGTGGCAACGATACGGACAAAGCTGCTTCGCCCGGCGCCGGGGATATCTATTTTGCAATCGATACTGGTCGTGTGTACATCTGTGACATCGCCGGGGTGTGGTCGCAGATGACGGCCACAACCACACTTCTCACAAAATCCGTGCCGCAGGTAGCGCATGGTTTTGTAGTGGGCGATCTTTTGAAATTCTCCGGCGGCGTCTATGCAAAAGCCCAAGCGGATTCAGCAGCCAATGCCCGGCTTGTTGGAATTGTCACCGAAGTTGTGGATTCGGACACTTTCACGCTTACGTTGATGGGTTTCTTTACGGGCTTCTCGGGACTCGTGGCCGGGTCGCAGTATTTTTTGAGTCCATCAAGCGCCGGAGGATACACTACTACAGAACCTTCCACACCCGGCCAAGTGATAAAGCCGGTGTTCATCGCGGTTTCTACAACGACGGGCTTTTTCGCGAATCAAAGAGGAGATCTTATTGCCGCGCCTCCCGCGACTATCCTTCCTACAAATTATCTGGATGGTGGGGTCCCAAGCAACAACGGATCTGATCCTACGAACGATATCGATTTCAGCCAAGTTTATGCCCGCAGCGATGATGACGCAGTGGATATAGCGACAGCCGCGATGACTAAACAGATTGACGCTGTATGGGCCACCGGTACGAATGCCGGAATGTTGGACACCGGAACTATCGGGGCTTCTCCGGTTCTCGTTTATTTCTATGCGATCGGAGATTCGACGGCGGTTTTAACGGACGACATCGTGGCCACAAAGACGCTCGGTTCTCCGACGATGCCCGCGGGCTACAATAAAAAACGTCTGCTTGGACACCGTAGATGGACGGGTAGCGCATGGGTGAAGTTCAGCACTGTCGGAAAGGGCCGCGATAAGTGGGTCTATCTCGATACTCCGCTTCAACTTTTATCTGCCGGATCTGCCACATCATTCACAGACGTGAATTGTGCGGCTTTTGTGAACGGCGCTGTCTGTAAGCTGATCGATATCATGGGGCAGATTAACAAGAACAGCATATCAACACTCTCTCATTACGTCAGACTTAATGGGTCTTCGATTACCGGGGACGCCGTGCTGTTTCACAGAGACCATGACGATCAGGGCGGGGCCGGTAATCCGAATGGTGCCTCGGTGGGTTTGGTGTCTTTGGATGCCTCCGCAATTTACGAGTACGCAAACAGTAACGGCGGGGCCGCGGCGAATCACTATCTTCGTGGATTCTTGGAGAGCTTATAATGGAAAATCTCAAGTATTTTATTCAAGTCGAAGACGGTAAAGTTGTTGGTTGGGCTGTAGGTACAGATGACCGAGCGGATATGTCCTCTACCTATAATCACATGAAAGATTGGGAGGACGACGCGCCCAATCGAATTTTCATCAGTCAAGATGAACCCGTCGAATTACCCGCGAAACATCTTAAGGTCGTTCAAGGCAGAGCTGTTCACATGACAAGAGAAGAAATTCAGGTGGCTGATACACAGGAGACAACCAAACGCACACAAAGAGAATCAGCTTCGAGAATTTTGGCGGACGAAGCGCGCGCAAATCTTGTCGCCGGGAATCCTCTAACACAAGAGCAGGCGGAATTTTTGATTCCGAAACGGGGGTAGCCATGACCTATAAAACCGACAAAAAAGACAAGCTCGTTGCGCAACCTCCGGTTCCGGAGGAAGTGAAGAAGAAGCTCGACGAGAATCTGGAATCCTATCAGGAACACGTCGTCGAGATTAAGAAGGAGCTTACTGATCTCACCGAGCGGCGAGACGCTCTTCTGAAAGAGATCACAGAGAAAACAGCGAGTCTCGAAGCGAAGTTGAAAGAAGGAGAGCAGAAACTCGCGCAGCAACGCAAAGAAGTTAATGACGGTTGGAAGTCCTTGACGGCCGCTCGGGATCGTCTGCGCACGGATGAGGAAGCGTCCAAGAAAACGATGGATTCCCGGAAGAAATCTCTGGACAAACAGAACGAGGAGATCCTGACCGAGATTCACGCGCATAAAGACAAGCTGAAGACTCTGGTTGATGAGGGCAACCGGATTGAAAATCTACGCGAAGAAATGGCAGCGCAGAAGATTACACTCGGGCGTTCTCGTGATGAGTATATCGCGGAAAACAATCGTCTTAAAGATACTATGAAGACGATGGAAGCCACACTTGATAAACTCGAGGGGCAGCGTCGGGAGATCAACGAACTTCTTTCTAGGAAAGAGTCTTCGATTCAGGAGATCGCCGCCCGCGAACAGCAGGCCAACGACCGCATTAAAGTCGCGGATGAGCGTATCGAGGCCGCGAAAATTGCGCAGGCCGACAAGGATAAACTCGAATCTCTCATTAAAGAGAATGAGGCGCGAGCGGCCGCGCAAAAAATATTTGACGAGAGACTTAAGAACGACGAACGTAAATTAAAAGTCCGTGAATTGGCTGTTACAACCCGCGAAGCGCAAGTAACCGAACGCGAGAAAACAGTCAAGGTTGCGGAAGAAGGTTTAACAGAATAAAACCGAACAGGAGGGAGTGAAAGCTATGGGTGAATCTATTGATAACAACGCAGTAAATCTGCTTACGCAGCAGGGGGGAGTGGCGGTTGCTGTTCCCACTACCGGGACGGACTATTCCGCTTCGATTATGCTCAAGCGCAACCGCAATTTTGGTCTGCGCGTTCAGTTCGATTCGCCGGGTACTGTGAATGTCCGTGTGGAACTCGAACAGGGAAGCGCTCGGCCGACTAGCGAAGGCGCGGTGGACACGGCATGGGACTCTACAGATATTCTCCATGCCGGAATTACAGACGAGCTTCCGCATCACATCGTTGTGTCCCCTATTGTCGGAAAGTTTGCCCGCATTAAATTCGTGGGTCTGGCAGGCAATGACGCAGGGACGACGGTTTCTGTTCTTGAATGGAACGAGACAAAATCATCGTAACCCACAAAGGGGGGTGTAAATCTATGCGGACTTCGAGAGTTCTTTTCGCTTCTCTGATTTTGGCGTCCGCTATTTTTGTGTCCTCGCGTGCACAGGCCGATCCCGCCTTCAATTCCGGCTATCGTACCAAATTCCCACCCGCGCTTGCTTTGTCTTGTACCAATCACATCAAAGATGGCGAGTTGTGTTGGGACGTTGATGACGACCTTTTATATAGCGGTGATGGCAGCACAGCCGTTCTGATCGGTCCGGGAAGTGCCGGGGCACCTGTTGACGCTACCTATATAACACAGACCTCTAATGGTACGTTGACCGGTGAACAGGCTCTCTCGCTTCTTGGAACCGGCTTAGTCAAAAACACAACCGGAACGGGCGTTCTTTCAATCGCAGTTGCCGGAACGGATTATCAAGCCGCCGGGAATTATATAACCGATCTCACCGGTGAAGTGACAGCCACGGGTCCCGGTTCGGTCGCAGCGACCATCACCGCTCAAAATTCCGCTTTTTGGGCAGGCAAGGTAACGGACGAAACAGGCACCGGACTGTGGGTATTTAATGCAGCTCCTGCCATAAGTGACGCTGACCTTTCAGGGGTTACGGACATTCAGGAGTCGTGGCTCTTATCCGGGGATATCAGCCCTGCACAGATCACCGCACAGGCAGACGACTACAATCCTACAGGACTTTCTACTGCATCTGTTCTTCGTCTTGACACGGACGCTTCGAGGGACATCACAGGTCTTGCCGGTGGAGCAAACGGAAGGCCTGTTCTCATAATGAACGTCGGGGCGAATGACATTGTTCTTAAAGACGAGAGTGCTTCTTCAACTGCCGCTAACCGCTTTGCTCTCAATGCGGACATTACAATCGCCCCCGATCAGACTGTCGGCCTTTGGTATGATGGCACTTCTTCCAGATGGCGTATTTCTGAATTTGCCGCGCAGGGTGGCGGTGTCGGCGCTTTAACGCTTGAAGAAGCCGACTCTACCGTTGACGCCGCAACGGCCAACCTCGACTTCGGCGCGGGATTCGACCTCACTTCCTCTCCCGCAGGTGAAGTGAATGTCCTCCTCGACTACTCCGAAGATCCCGTTGACCTTGCCACTGGGGACGTCACGGGTGTGCTTCCCGCCGCCAACGGGGGGAGTATTTGGACGGACGCGGGAACGTATGCCCACCTTACGACCACCGGTGACGAAGTTGTCATCGGCTCCTCCACCGACCTCGGCGGTCTTCTTAACGTAGACGGTCATGCGGATGTTGAGCAGGTTGTCATTCAAGCCCACTCAACACAGACCTCTCCACTCATCACGGGTGAGAACTCCTCCGCCACTGACCTCTGGCAACTCACGCCTACGCAGTTTTTGGCTCCGGATGGGGCGGTTGGAACTCCGTCATATTCTTTTCTAAATATGTCTGACGCAGGTATATATGCTATCCCCGGTAGTAATGATTCGTTATCATTTGCGACAATGGGCATTAGAAGATTTGAGTTAACAAATTCGGGGGGCACTACGGCTGTTAGATATTGGGGTGGGTCTGATGTTAAATTCTCTCACAATGGGAGTGTTGTCAGTAGAATTACAAGCGGTTTAGATCATGAGATAAATTCTGACAAAAACCCAGGTGTTGATTTTACAATCTTTGGTGATGTTGAGACCCTCTTTTTTTCAGATTCTTCTGAAGAAGCAATAGTTTTTGGCTCCTCCACTGTCCCCGCCAACTCTTTTGTCACCATAGACAACCACACCGCCACAGATACCGCTCTTATTCTACAAGGTGCAGCGGCACAGTCTGCACCCATGCTCACAGTCGAAGACTCCGCAGGGACTGATGCTCATCAGATAACACTCACACAGATTCTAGCGGCGGATGGGACAGAGGCCTTACCATCTCATAGTTTTTTGAGCAATCCAGATACAGGTATGTATACAGATGGAACTAATCTAATTTTTAGTCATGGTGGAAATGACTTTTTGCTTCTTTGGGATGGAGGTGGCCCGCAAGCTCAATTCCAATTTGAGACTTCCGGTGTAAAGTTTAGAACGAGTAACGCCCAAACAAGCCTGTATTTTGATAGCTCTTTATTTGAATTTAATCCGGACAGATTGGACAAAAACTTTACAGTAAATGGGGATACTATTAATGATTTGTTTTTTGTTGATGCGGGAGAAGATGCTTTGGTGCTTGGCTCCACCACAGTCCCTGCCAACTCCTTCGTCACCATAGACGGTCACACAGCGACGGATGTGCAGTTCATTGTAGAGGGCGCAACCTCTCAATCCGCGAATCTCCAAGAATGGCGTGACTCGGCAAGCACACAGCTTGGGCGATTTGAGATAGACGGGGACATGCAGATTGACGGCGACATGACCATCTCCGGGGACGACCTCTTTATGGGAACGAACACGGATGCTTTCATCCTCGTTGCGGATGGGACGAACTTTAATCCTGTGGCGATGTCGGGTGATGTCACGGTCGATAATACTGGCGCAACGACGGTTGGTGACGACTCTCATTCTCATACCACTACAACTCTTTCAAGCATTGATATTTCAGCCGATACAAACCTTGCGGTCACAGCTCCTATCGTCTTAACGGATGATACCCTCTCATGCGCCACAGCCACCACGACGACGCAAGGGTGCGCAGAAGCCGCCATTGCTTCCGAAGTCACAACGGGAACCGATACCGCAAGAATCGTCACCCCCGACGCCCTAGCGGGGTCGGACTATGGCAAGCGTGTTGTATCGCTTCTCGTCTTTGATGACTCGGAGGACAACGCAACGGGTGATGGAGCGGGTAGTATCTTCTGGAGAGTCCCGGCCGTCCTCAATGGCTACAACCTTGTCGCTGTCGCCGCACAAGTCCAGACGGCAGGCACGACAGGAACGGTAGATATTCAGGTTCACAATGTCACGGACACCGCTGACATGCTCTCGACGGTTATCACCATTGACTCTGCCGAAGTCGATTCTTCAACAGCGGCTACGCCTGCCGTTATTAACGGCGCAACGGATGACGTGGCGACAGCAGACTCGATTCGAGTGGATGTGGACGCAGTTCATACAACGCCCGCGAAGGGCTTGCTTGTTGAACTTACTTTCCAACTGCCCTAAGGAGGATTGAATGAGAACGATTGCTTTAACGATTGTGGGGATTATGCTGACGGCCTCGGCTTTCGCCCAAGACCATCTTATCATCGACACGCAGACAAGAGTGGTGCGTGGAGTCACGACAAACCCTTCGCCTGATGTTCGTCCTTCAGAGAGTGTAGTCACTATGGCTCGAAAGATCGACTTAGCGGGCGGGCCGTGGAAGCTCGATGTTGATAACACCACGATGATTCGCCCGACCGCTAGAGACATCACGGACGCAGAGGAAAACAGGTTTCCGGCTATCAAGAAACGCCGTGAACTTGTGGCTCACTTGACCGACATGGAAGCGGACGGGACGCTTGACCAGAAAGTCCGTGATCTTGCTACGAAACTAAAGGGGATTTACGAGTGAAGCGGATTCTCGCTCTCATAACGATTTTCTCATTCCTCACCTCGACAGCTTGGGCTTCGTTAAATGTGAGTGTGGGAACCTTTGCGACTAGCACTGGCACTGGGTCGCAGGCGGTAACAGGCATTGGCTTTGAACCGCAGGTTGTTATTTTCTTCAATAATAATAGGACAGATGAAACTCGTCGCAGAAGTTACAGGCATAATGTAGGAGCCGCAACCGACTCAACCGCAGAATTTGCTCTATCAGCATTTGCTTCGGATAACTCTGACCAAAGAGACCATTTCCAAACGTCTGTTCAGTCCATACGAACAGAAGCGAGTAATTTTATTTCAGACTTTACCTCTATGGATTCTGATGGATTTACGTTCAACATTAGCACAGCAGATGGTGACGCAAATCTTATTGGGTATATAGCACTTGGGAACCTCGAAGGCCACTATATCGGCTCTTTTGACCTCAATACTTCTACGGGTGTTCAAGCCATAAGCGGGGTCGGTTTCGAGCCAAATCTTATTCTATTCTTCAACGCCGCAAGAGACTCGGTTGAAGATTCCATCACAGCAGACCTTCAGATGTCATTCGGTGCGGCTTCTGGAACCTCGAACTTTGCGGCCCTCGCCAACGCCGATACAAATGGAACTGACCCAGTGGAGGCCAATTCGACACAGCTCACGACCGCCTGTATTCTTGGGCTGACTCCGGGTAGTTCTCCTGCTGTTCAATTCGCCGCAGACCTTGACGCAACGGATTCGGATGGATTCGATATCAATATCACGACAGCACCGGCAACGGGAGTCACGGTATTTTTTATCGCTATGAAAATGACAGACGCAGTTGTGGGGACGTTTAACCAGTCTACATCAACAGGAACGCAGACAATCTCAAGCGTTGGCTTTGACCCCGAAGCCGTTATTTTTGCAACCTATGGCTTTGCGGCATCAGCTTCCATTCAAAACAACGCGACCATCAGCTTTGGTGCGGGGGTCTCGTCCACAGAGAGAGCCACCATCGTCAATGGCGACCAAGACGGGATTTCTCCGGGGACTGATGCAGAAGGATGGATTAACAACGATGAAATTTTCCGCACTATTTCAATAGACCAAAACACAGACACGGAAGCGGACATGGTATCTTTAGGGGTCGACCAATTTTCAATAGACAACGAGAAGGTGGATGGCACGAGCCGTCAAATCATCTACATCGCCATGTCGAAACAGCAAGCGTCACCGCTTAAACGCATCATCACGTTAATATAAGGAGCGCACCATGAAGAAGCTGTACGTTTACTGGTTCACCCTGATAGCGCTTCTCTTTTGCGCCGTCGCCCACGCGTGGGACGTGAAGCTCACGATGTCCGATGACATGAAGCAACCCGTCATCGATGCCGTGGCCTATCGCGAGGGATATCAAGCGACTCTGACTGTCGTGGATGAGGAAACGGGCGAGGAGTCACAGATTCCAAACCCGCAGACGAAGGAGGAGTTTTATAAAGCGTTTCTTGTGAAGCTCTCCTATGCCTACGGGTCCAACTACGCCGAGGACAACGCGGCGAAATCGGCTCGTGATGCCAAGCGTGTGGAAATGGAAGGAATGCGGTGATCCAAACCCCGCCGAGTGCCGTATGGATAAGCGCTATGGTCACGATAATTCTTTTTATCGTGTCCCATGCGGGGCTAAGTATCTGGTGGATGTCGAAGGTCAATACAACTATCGGCTTCATGCAGAAGGAAATCGAAAAGCTGACTAATACTATTGGCTACTACAATAACAGCGTTATGAACCGAGCAGATGCCGACCGAGAACACAAAGCTATTTGGGTAAGAATAGATGAGCATACGAAAAAAATTATGGAACACGAAGTATTCATTAGAAGTGGGAAGTAACGTGGCGCTTCTTTTTTTGGCGGGCATACTTGCTTTGGTGACTCTCTTGGTGATGATGCGAGGGTGTCTATGAACAAATGGCTTCTTGGTATCGGAACGACGGTTTTGTTGTCGGCCATCGTTGTCCCAAATGTGGCTCGTGTCTTATCTGCTCCGGAAAAGGTGGAGGATTTGGAGTCTGCTTCTGTACAACTGACCAATATTGTGACGGCACAGCAGGAGATGGTGACAGACCACGACAAGAAGATTATGATTCACGAAAAGGAATTTGAGTTTATAGAACAGCGGGAACAGAAGCGGGACGAGTTTTATAAGATGCTCATTGAAGAAGTTAAAAAGTAGGGGGTTGCCGTGAAAAGATACATCGTTCAATGCAAGATGACCATTAAAAATCCACAAGGAGAGATCGTTTCTGATGTACGGGAGAACACTTCTTTTATCGCACCGGACGAAGAGGCGGCTATTGACTTATATCGCAAGTACGTCCTGCCCAAAATCTCGAATTGGGTCCCGGGCAGTGAAGAACTCCACGCGAGGCCGCTCACGGACGAAGAAGAAGCGGAGCTCGAGAAAGGGATAGTCCCGGAATTCTGATGACAGATTTTTGGGTTGGGCTTGCTCATCGCGCGGTTGAAAAGGTCACAAGCGCGAGATTCTTGATGGCGCTTGTGATTACGCTGACCGGATGCACGATCGCTGTTAAAATTATAGATCTGGCTTGGCCTGAATATAAAGAGCTTGTGGTGTTTTTTATCGGACAGTTTATTATAATTTGGAAAGACATAGCTCAAGATTACTTCAGAAGACCAGACAGGAGGGACAAACATGGGACTCTTTGATGGTATAAAAGATGCGATCAAAAACAACCTCGTTGAGTTTGGGATCAATAAAGCGGACGAGAAAATCGACGGACGCATGCTCACTCGAGAGGTGCGCGGTCAGGTCTCCGATAACACCGGCGACGGAAAGCGCGCGGTCCGGATCTCCCGGGGGCCGGTCTTCAACTTCTGCAAAGAAATGGCAGAGGGGTGCTATACAGACAGTGACGATGATATAACAGCACTTCAGGATCTTTTGCCGGAAATCACACAGTGGGCTGCAGATGTAAAGGCCCGGGCTTATCCAAATGGGTGAGGCCAAAAGAAAGAGAGCCAAGCGTGGCTGCGAGGTTGTCGAAGTAAGCGAGAAAGAATCCGCGAAGATGTTCAAGACCACGAAAGGGCCGTGGCTCAAGTGGTTCGACCACAGCTCGGTTGTGAAACAATGGAAGGACAAACTGTTCGGCAAAAAAGGAGAATGACATGGATTTTATAAAGGAGCTTTTCGGTAAGATTGGCGGGGCTGTTCACGCATTTGGAGAAGCGCTGAAGTCAAAGAATCTCGGCCAGATGTGGCAAACTTTGAAAGATCTGGTGCGGGCGGCTGTCTTCTACACAGAGGAAATCTCGAAAGGACTTAAAGAAGTCGATGTGGTTCTATCGGGCGAAGACAAACACGCGATGGTCCTCGATGCTTTGAAAGATACCGTGGTCAAGAAGATCAATCAGTTGATTGATCTTCCGTTCATCGGTGAGGAGACCGAAGAGAAGATTTTTCGTGGTATCATAAATGCCATGATCCGACCGGTCGTGGACAGATTCAACAAGACTGGATGGAAAATCTAAATCTTACACCACGAGGGCTGACAGACGGGTGTAGGTGCGGTAGTCGTCAGCGATAACGAAGCAAAAAGGAGAAAAGCGAAATGAAAAAAACGACAATTCTCGCTCTCTTGCTACTGGTGTTCGCGACGCCCGCATTTGCCAGTATCCAGATCAGCCAGAACGGAACGAACAAAGGGCAATTCCACAAAATCAATCTCCGGGATGGCGTCACGATTGACGGTTCCGGCAACATTGATTTTGAATCGATCGTGCTTTCTGCGGGTACGATTGATGGTGCGGTGATAGGCGGCACCACACCGGCAGCCGGTACGTTTACGACACTGACTGCCAACGGTGCGGTGGTGTTAGGTGATGCGGCGGCGGATACGGTTCACTTCAATGCAGATTCAATCACGTTTGAAGGTGCGACTGCAGACGCGTTTGAATTAAAGCTCGGGATCACGGATCCTACGGCTGATTCGACGGCTACGCTTCCGGATTTTGCTGTCAACTATGCTTTGGTCGGTTCTACACTTACGACCAATAACATCGACGCAGCGAATAGCGTGTGGGCGGTATCTAATGGAATCGTTTTGGAAGGTGCAACGGCTGACGGGTTCGAGACGACCATCTCTCCCGTTGACGCGACCGCTGACCAGACGATCAGTATTCCGGATAATGGTGCTGACAGCGCGTTTATGACGAGTGCGCTGACCACGAACGCCGTCGATGCAGCGAACGCAGTGACGGGCATCTCGAACGGAATCTTGTTCGAAGGAGCCACGGCTGACGGCTTCGAGGGTTCCCTCGTTCCTACGGATGTGACAGCGGATCGCACTTGGACGCTTCCTGACCAGTCCGGTGTGGCTCATTTGTCCTCTGGAACAACGGCATTGACGCCCGGCACAACTGTGACCCTTACAGTTCAACCCGGTCATGCCGTGTTTACGGATACGATCACGACCGATAACGAAGATCAGACCATCAACGCTTCCGGCGCGGGTGCGGCCGGTGACGAGATGACGATCATCTTTGTTACGGATACGAGCGGATCCGGGGATGAAGTCATCACGTTCGGGACGAATATACTTTCGACGGGGACTCTGACGCTTGCTAATTTAGAAGCAGATGTCTACTCTGCGACGTTCAAGAGTGATGGGACGCAGTGGGTCGAAACTTCCAGAACAGCGGTGCAGACGACCTAAAGAAGATCTGCGAACGCAATACGCCTGACAATCGGGCGCCAGACCTTCCGCTTAGGTTTGGCGTCCGATTTTATTTTACGCCATGCGATGAATTCAACAGGGTTGCCTTGTGAGATCCAGAGATGATACGCGGGGAGGGCTTCTGCTTTTTTGACTCGTTCTGCCAGATGGGATCCGACTGTACTCTGGACAGCAAGAACGCCGGGTTCTTTAGGGTGCAGAGCGACGATATCAATGAAGCCAAAGAGATCTTTTCTAACTCTTGCGTAAGCGTTCCAAGTCTCAACAACATAAGGCAAGTACCCCCTTTCGCGCAACAGCGCGAGCGTGCGTTGTGTGGCGGACCTCACTTGACATACCTATCCCCGGTCCACCCTTCCGCTTTGATAGGGAGTCCTTCGGCCCATGCCGGAAGGCGCGCCATCAATATTTCGAAAAGAACAATGTGGTCTTTCGGTTTCCAGAATTTCAATTTATATTCCGTTTCGGTCAGCAGTTCATCGTGCACAGAAAGTACCACTTTGAACCCTGCTTCTTCACACCGCAACATCGCTTCCGCCATGATATCGCGCGCGACCGCTTGGCACAAATTCTCTGTGATCTTCCCTCCATACGTATGATCGCGCATCCATTCTTTTGTCTTGGGGTTGATGGTCATGTACGTGACGGAATCTTTCTTCTCCCCCCACGGAGTTTCGCGGATCTCGATCTTGGGATCATAATAGGCCAGACACCGGCCGGATGGGAGCTTGCAAAAAAGAAATCCATCGTGAACGCCCCACGTGACTTTACCGCAGCGGACAGCTTTCCGCGTCCGTACGGCCTCTAAAGCGGCCATCTCTTGGTTCCGCCACATCGTAAAGACAGAATAATACTTACCGCGGTACGCGGTGATGGCGCGTTCGGCAAGCTCTTCTGATATTCTGATACGCGCAAAGTCCCAACATGTCTGCCGGAATTTGTCCTTGCCCATGCCATATCCGGCACCGAGGATCCCGCGCTTGCCAAGCTCACGCTGTTCTTTCGTCACCTTCTCAAACGGCACGCCGTGAATGGTGGCCGCCAGATCCTTGTAGATGTCCTGATTCTCCCGGAACATGGCAAGCCCGTGCTTCTCTCCGGCGAGCCAGAAGAGCACCCGCGCTTCGATAGCCGAGTAGTCCCCGCCGAAGAACACATGCCCCTCTGAAGGTATAAAGATCCCGCGGATGGTCTTCGAGAGAGCGTGCATGACATCCGGATAGCAGAGCTCGAAAGCATCCAGCTCGCCGCGCTTCAAGATCTCAAAATAGGTATTGAGATCCCCCTTGAAAGTGTTCTTCGGGAAGTTCTGCGGCTGCACGAGCTGTCCCGTCCAACGCCCTGTCGACGCCCCGTGATACATCAAGAGCCCCCGCAGGCGCCCGTCTTTGCAGATAGAAGCTCGTACAGCCTCATATTTGGCGGTACTGGTCTTGGCAAGGGACTGCCTGATCTCAAGCGCCCTGCGCAGCCCTACGCTTAAATCCCGCTCTGCTAGAAGGGCTATAACATCGTTCTTGGTCAGGGTTTTGATCCTTATCCCTTGTGTCTCGATCCACTTCAGGAACTTGGCAATCTGCCCCGGGCTATCAAGACCGGTTATCTTCTTAAATTCTTCAAGCAGTCTGCGTGAAGTTACATCCATAAACCGGAGCGCCGCGTTTACAGCGGGCATGTCAACCCGGACTCCCCGCTCGTTAATACGTTGATCTAGTGCCCAAATCTCCTGTTCTAGGGCCGGGAGCGGCCGAAGGCGGTAGTGGATGGCTCTCTCCGTCTCAACGTCGTTCCTGCAGTATTCGTAGAGCTTTCGAAAGTCGTGTGCCGGGTGGTTCCAGAGCTCGGCCGGATTGTTTTTGACTTTGGTTCGAGGGCGGGAGAGCTTCATCATAATGCGCTTGCCGTCCATGTCTTTTTGGACTGGCAGGTTCAGCGCTATTGCCACGCGCTTCAAGTCCCGAGGCAGGGCATACGAAGCGCCGAGTGCAGACGAGCATCGCCACTTGTCTTCCGGTACTTCCGGCCATCCGTATTTTCGTACCATCACGTTCTTCCAGATCGCGCACTCGAATCCTACGTAATGGGCCTCGATATTGTGTTTTTTCAGGACGCCGATCGGAATTGGAAATGCCTCGCCCGGCACCCAAAGCTCTACCGGTCCTTTATCCACAGCCCACGCTGTGCAGAGAACGTCCGTGGACGGATCCTCTGCATAGCGGTGAGTGCCTGTATCCTGAATAACACAATTACTGCGGGTTTCGAAATCCAAAAAAATCACGCTTTTTTATTTTCCTCTTTTTTCTCCGGCTCTGCGAGCGACTTCTTGAAGTTCTCAAGACCGGCCATTTCACCCAACACCTTCTGATATTCGTTTTTCAGAAGATCGAGACGCGCCTGCGTGAAGTTGATGGCTTCCACGATTTTGTTATGCCTCGCGCGCGCGGCCACAAGCTGCTTGTCCACGAGTTCAACAGTCGTGGGCGGCTTCTCGGGGGCTTCTTTTTTTTCTCCGGCGATGCAGGGGGCCGAGAATACAAAGGCCGCAATCAATAGCGCGGCTGCGTACAGTCCGATTTTCTCTCTCATGCTTTTCTCCTTTTGCTTTTATTTAAGTGGTGCCGTCTCTCCGGCTGTCACGCCTAGCTTATGGGCGGCGTTCCCCGCGTGCTTTTATCCGAACAACGACTCCGCAACACTCGGTGCGGAGTTGTCACCCGGCGTTTCTTCTGCTGCGCTTTCGAGCGCAGAGAAGTCTTCCTCGGCCGGAGTCCGGCCGGAGAACGCCTCGCCTTCTGCAACCTTCTGAATATTCTGAAGGCCGAGAGAGACACCGTTCTTCCCTACTTTCGACCACGCATACGGGTTTACCGTCGCGCGGGCATAGCACCCGGCGTAGAACTCTTCCGGAGCGATGATCTTCTGAAGCGACTGATCCACAAGGCCCGGCCTCGTGGTCGTGGTCGCGTTCACGAAGGTGATACCGGCGCCGTATCCCTGATACTGCTCCTTCTCTTTCCCGTCACGGAACGGGTTCATCATATTTGCCGGAATGCCCTTCGGGAATTTCTCTTTCGCGACTTCCTTCACCGCCGCGATCAAGTCATCCCAACGCTTCTTTTCCGACTTGTCGGTGTTGATCTTCGACAAGTCAAAGAGCATCGTCATGCTGTACTTCGGTGTCTGGCCGGGCTGAATCGCGCGCGGCTCAAAAACCTGCGGAAATGACACACGGAAAACCGGTGTCAGGAGTTTAATCATACTCATGTTCGTTCCTTTCGTTGTTCGTTCGTTTCGAAATCCGCAACAGCCGATCCCTTGACCGGCTCGCGCGGATCGTGCTCCGGAGCGATGGTGTTTCCGCTCTCGGGTACCATCACAAGAGTCTCAATCATACCCTTGCGTTTCTTGCCGAGCGTCTTCTCCATCTGTGCGGGAGAAAGAAGAGATTTTTTGTACATCTCCTCGTCCTGCAACACCATCGAGAGAGTCGCAGCAGTTTCTGATTCGTCGATCCACTTACGGTTCGAGCGCTTTTTAACGAGCTTGAAGCCCGGCATTTCCTCCCCGTGCTCCATGACACTAAGTGCGTGCGCCTCGACTGCCTTCAACCACTCCGAGATCATGTCCGCGAAATTGAGTATCTTCGCGATCTCGGGCTTTGTCAGCGCTTGCGGCGCAGGCAAGTTGAGATTGACCGGACTCGACACCGCTTTGAAATCCGCCTGCGCCAACTCGAATGTCTGATTCGTGAAGGCGGGGCAGATGGCAAGTGCGGGGCAAAATCGGCAGTGAGATCCGGTCACGAGCGGTGCTTTTTTGTCCGCCGTGGCTGCGGCCTTCTCCTTTAACTCCGCGGCAAACGCGTCGAGCACGTCCGATGGCACAACCCACGAACGCACAGCGCCGTCCTTGTGTCGGCAGCGCGGCTGCACGATCGAGATCTCGACTTCTTTGAACGTCTGGCCCCATCCCAAGACGCTCAAATAATCGATCTTGTGTTTGTCGCAGACGTAGTTGATCGCGCCCAACGCGTAGTACAACAACTGCTTGTTGTTCTCGACGTTCACCGGCACGCCGGATCCGTGTTTGTAGTCGTACACTTTGAGGCGTTTCAGATTTGATTCGATGAGAATCGCATCCGCAGTCCCGGCCAGTACCGGATAGATACAGGAAAGGTCGAGCTTGGCCTCCGAGTGCAGAATGTACTTAGCGGATCCGCGTACTTCGTTGATGAGCTCAACGAACACCAGACACGAATCGATATCGTCTTCTTGAATCTCGTATTCCAAATCCTCGTCTTTGTAGATTTTTCCGACGAAGGAATAGATATCGATCGGTTTGTCGGTTTTCAGTATCTGCTCGATCACCCAATGCGCCGCGGATCCTTGCAGAGCATAAACGGACTGCTTCTGCGGCGGCGCCGACTTGGAAAGCTCGACGCTGCCCGGACACGCGAACCATCTGTGAGCGGTGGATGCGCTGATGGGTGAGTGTTTAGCCACCGGCCACCGTCTTGAGTTCGTTGTAGAGTTTCGGGTACTGCGCTTCGTCCACGGCGCTGATTCGATCAGCCCCGAATTTCGCCAACACCCCTTTGGCAACATCCGCGCTCTTCACGCGCACGACTTCACGAAGCATGTCCGTGAGATCGTCTTTGGTCACGGCTTCAGCAGCCGGATCCGGCTGATGGGCGGGGACGGGCGTTGCTGTCTTCTTCGACGTACGGGGTTTCACGGGCGCGGGCGCTTCACCGCCTGCTGTTTGCGGGGGACCGGTAATAAACCCGCCTTTATTCGAGAGGCCGTTCGCGATTGCCTCGAGCGAATCCGCGATCCGCTTCAGTTGTTCTTCTAGCATGTTCGTTTCCTTTCGTTGTGTTCCGAGTCTTCGCTTTTCGTGGGAAGACTTCACGTAAAAAGGTACGCGACTTCCGGAGATTGGTCGACGATTTTTGCGATCGTCTGTCTTTTATCGATAACCGTCCGGATCATGTGTTCTTCTAGCGACTCTGCGATTACCAAAAACTGCACGAGAACGGAATCTTTCTGGCCGATGCGGTGACAGCGATCGACGGCCTGATCGATCTCGCCCGGCACCCAAGAGGACTCCACGAAAACGACCGTCGACGCGGCTGTGAGGGTGATGCCGACTCCGGCGGCCTGTATCTGGCCGATGAAAACCCGGCAATCTTTGTCCGTCTGGAATTTATCCACGACCGCTTGCCGCGCAGCCGAGGGCGTGTCGCCTGAAATCGAGACAGCGCCGTAGCGTTCAAGTTTATCCCGAAGCTGTGCGATGACCGCCCGATGGTACGCGAAGACAACAATTTTGGATTCAGAGTCGAGTAAATTCTCGATGTGATCTACGGCCGTTGACACCTTCGAGAGCGCCAACTCATGCCGCAACCGGGCCAGATCCGCGCCATCCGCACCTACGGCCTGTCTCTTGGCCTCGGTTTTGGTCCAGTTGAATTCCTGAACGAGCAGTTTCTTCACGTTCGAATCCTTCGCCGGGAGCGATACCATCTGGTACATCTTGTCCGGGAGTTCCTTTAATACGTCTGCTTTTTTGCGGCGGAGCATGAACCCGCTGCCGAGCCGTACCGAGAGATCATCCACGTGCGACGCCCCCTTCGCTACCAACTGAAACCCGTCGAAAAACGCGTCGCAGAAGCGCTGCGCGTACGATCCGTAGCTGTCGTACGGGGCGATGACTTCAGGCGCGACGGCTTTTAGAAGGGGGTACAACTCGACGGGTCTGTTGAGTATAGGAGTTCCGGTTAAAAACCACTTGTACACGCACTTCGACGCGATGGCCCCTCTCAAGAAAACAGCTCGCGTACGTTTCGCGGACCGGTTTTTTAGATAATGAGATTCGTCGAAAACACCTACGGCAAATTTTGATGCCAACAACTGCGAAAAAATCTTCGGCGCTATAAGAAGGTCGTAATTGACAATGACCACATTTGACGTCTTCGCTAATAAGTCGTTTCGCCCATTGAGCACCTGAATTTTTAGTTCCCGATTTTTTAACCATCGTTTCATCTCCCTTTGCCAATTTAATTTCAGCCCGGCCGGACACACGATAAGAACCTGCCGGGCATTGATTTCGTTGATGGCACAGATGGCCATGACGCTCTTGCCCAACCCCATCTCGTCTGCGAGAAGGGCTTTCTGACGGTCTTTGAGAAAGTCGACGCCTTCTTTTTGGAAGGGCATGAGTGTGTTCATCTGTCGTCCCTGCATTTCTGGCATCCTCGTCTGCCTTGACATTCCTGCCATCCGTGACGCAAACAGTAGAATGCTTTGACGTACCGGCTTAAGCCGGGCTTCTTGTGCGGCGCATAGTCAACGTGCGTTTCCAGAACGCCGTCCGATCCTTCGCGCTCCGTCACCTTGACATCGTACTTTTTGCCGCGGTATTCTATAGGTTTAGTCAATCTACGCTCTCTTTCTTGCCTTTTCCCCGAAGTAAATCTTGGTGCCTTTGGGAATAGATAGACTGTTGGTCTTCATTGGAAGGTTAAAAATCATTCTCGTCGTTCCTTGCGAATGTGGAGGAAACACAACTACAATATCCTCCATAACTTCCCATTCGTCCGGTCTGTCATACCGAATAACGACGATCTCCGGTCCGTTAAATTCCGGTTGAATTGTGAGGAAGCTGTTTTTTGGCACGACCGCGCTCTGGAAGGTTCGCCATCCTTCTTCCTCTGCGGTGACGCCGTAGTAGTATGTTTGGTCGTCTGTAAGTTCGGTTTTCTTGTCAATCGTCATCGTCTCCACTTCCGAAAAAGCGCATGACGAGAGGCTCAAGAAAATCAATAACAGAATAAGTTTTTTCATCTCCCCCTCCTCTGTAGACACCAGATAACAAAAACGTAGAACACGAAGGTCGTGATGTAGAGCACCGGAATAAAAGATTCAAGGGTTTTTGGTGAGAGCCAATTCATTGTTTGATCCTCATATTAAAAGTGAGTCTTCCATTTCCTTGTCCACGCGCAGCGCCTCGCGATGTACGAACCCCCGCACCACACGGCCGTCCGGATCGCGCTTCACGTGCGGAACGAAGCCGAGTTCTTTCAAACACCGTGCTATCCGGCGCTGCTGCACATTCGAAAGTGCGGAGTCGGATCCCTTCAAGGCGAAGACCCACACCTCCTTTGTGGTCACAAACCTGAATACTTTGTCCGTGCAGTATTCCGAAATGGCCGTTTCCCACGGATCCGAGTTAAGCCGCTTTTTCTGCTCTTCGTCGGCAAGCTGTAAAACCTCGCGGTCCACGATGTAGGTGTCCTCGCCGCCGAGTACCAGATCAACGGCCTCCGCGAAAAGCTGCTCGCGGATACTTTGAAGCCCGGCAAAATTCACCTTCTTTATATAGATAGGCCACATGCGACGATTGCCGGTCGTGTCCGTCAAATACTCGCTCGTGGCGTCCGGATTGATGGTCCCGACCATAACGCACTGCCGCGGCAGATCCACGCTGCGCTTGCCGTACGCTAACCGCACCCGGTCAACGCGGCGCGTGATGAACGCCTTCAACGCCTGCGCGTCCGTGCGCCGGATGGCTTCCATCTCTGAAAGCTCGATAAACCACTTCCCGCGCATGGCATCCACGGTATCTCGCGCGTGCGGATCGATCACGATATCGCCGTACCACGACCCGCCGAGAATTTCGACGATACTTGACTTACCCACGCCCTGCTCGCCTTCAAGTACAATGATGTGATCCGCCTTGCAGCCGGGCGTGTAGACACGCGCCACGGCCTGAAGCAGAAACTTTTTGCTTGCTTCCCGCACGAAGCGGTTATCGTCCGCGCCTGCGTAGTCAATGAGCCATGTTTCAAGACGTGATGTGCCGTCCCACTTCAATTCGCGCAGGAAATCTTTCACGGGATGTAAAATCTGAAGGTGCGCCGCGTCCAGAACGGCCTGATCTATCAAAGTCACAGCGACGTCGAGATTTTTCTCGCGTGACATCCAAAGCCGGAAGCGAATGCTGTCCGTGTCCGTCCACTCAAGACCGCCGGGCGGAAGTTTCATGTTTGGCTCATGCCACGGCAGCCGGGAGAGAATTTTCACTTGGCCGTTAAATTCGTCGTACCCGAGGGCACCCACGAACGGGCTGTCCTTGACGATGAAGAAATTAAACACGTTCATGGACGTTTTCTTCAACGTCCCATCCTTCATCCGGTCCCATCCTCTATATAGCGGGTGCGTCTCCGGTTTCGTTTCAACCGCGGTAAAGTCGTTCTGCGGGAGCGCGTTGCCCGGCCTCTCGCTTGCGTACTCGAACGCGTTACGCACCTTGACTCGAAGCTCGTCCGGCGCCCACGGCGGCACGCAGCGGGGATTATAATGCTTCAAAAGATGGTCAAAGACGCACGCAGCGCTTAAACCCATGTCCCGGCCGCGGCAGGCGGCCTTGTAGGTCGTGATATCTCCTTGATCGCCCGTAACGGCCACGCGTGCGATGCCGAGCCACTCGGCATACCGCGCGTTTGTATCCGGATCCGCGTCCTGCGCGCCGCTGCCCGCCCGGATATCGTCCCGGACAGCCGTCGCGCGAAAGGCAGCGCGGCGGATGACGTTTAAAAGCGCGTCAGGGGCCACGCAAACTTCCCGCAGCGGCAGACCCCCGGCCCACGTGTACGGCTCTTTGATGTCCGGGTGCGTGGATCCAACACCCACAACTTGACGGCCTTTCGACTTAAATTCAACGCCCGGATACTCGGGCAGCGTTTCTTTGACCCGGATCCCGGGCGGGAGTTTAAGGTAGATGTGCGCTCCGCCGGATCCCGTGCGGGCCACGGCCGCAATTTCTTTAACGTCTATTTTAAGGTCTTGGAATAATCGCGTGTGCGGCTTATCGCCGGGCTTAAAGTTTCGCGGGTCAACATCAATCACAAGATCGCGCGCGGAGAGTACCACGCCAAAGTTCTTTTGATTCCCGCTCCATCCATTCAAGAAAGAAGGCACGTCATCGGGCCAAATGTACTCGGCCGCTGTCCAATTGGACACCGCGGGAATTTTCCCGCGCAATTTTATAATGACGTAGCCGCTTTCAGCGTAGGAGATCGCTTCCTTCCGAAGAGTCTCGGCCTGCGTCATGTGTTTTCGATCCTTTCACTAGTGGTGTCGTTTTCGAGCGGAAAAATTCAAAGACTTCATCTTCGCAAAACATCCACATACGCCCGCGCTTGATGGCCGGAAGACGTCCCATACTGGCCAGATAGCGCACGTACTGCGGATGGTACCCGAGTTTTTGGGCCAGTTCAACCGAATTCAGGTTGTACCGGTCAAAAACTCCCTGATCTTTTTTCTTCGTCAGTTCCAAACTAATCACCTCCTCCTCGTTTCCTCATTATCCTGTTGATAAATTTTTCAAGTCACGTAATTTTATGACAGCCGCGTTGATACGGGGGCTACAACACGGAAGGCCACATGTAAGCACCGAGGACGCTCGGCCCGCTCCGCCCTACTTCTGCCTGTTTCGATCAGCAAGGATGTCCGGCGTCCAAAATCCGCCGTACAGCTTTATATAACATTCTCTTTCATTCATTTGAAATATCCACTGTGTTTTTCGATTATAGTCTTGAATAAAGTTATGTCAACAAAAATCTTTTCATCGTTTGCGCCAGAATACCACGCCGCGGATATCAGCCGTCTTTTCGACTTCATCGCCCATCCGTAAAATAAATCCGGGCACGTCAAATGCCTCCACGTTTTCACAAAAAACAGCGCCATCAGTGGGATCGGATTCATGGCCATTTAAGGCCGCGTCCGCCGCGCGTCCGGCCTCGTCCCACGCCCGCCGCGGCGCACGTGCAAGGCGCGCGCGGACGCTATCAGAATCTAGGCCGCTCGATCCCCACGTCATGCCCGCACGCCGTCGATTCACGAAAACGTACGCATGCGCCAGTTTCGATACATACGGCTCACCCTCTGCCTCATTCATCACCGCACGCACGAGCCGCGCGCGATCCACGCCGGCAGCCGCACCCCACGCGCAGGACGCCGCCACGGGCAGAAAAAAGCCTAAAAAAAGGGCCGCGCGCAGCCGGTTAAGGCCGCGCGCGGCGTTTTTTGACGTCACTCGTCCGGATTCGACACGCAACAAACGTCCGCATCCTCTTCGTTGTCGTACTCTTCGCTGCACTGTCCGCAGCACCAGAGCGGATTGTCTTCGTCGAGCGCGCTTTCATGATCCGCTTTTCCGCAGCGGAAAGCCGTCGGATCAAGTTCGCGCAGCGCGTGGCCGGATGAAAACGTCATTCCGCATATTTCCACGTCGCCGTAAATTTCATCCAGTACGGCTTCGTATTCTGCGTCCGTTAATTCACGCTCTTTTTGGTATGCGTTCATGCCTTCACCCCTTCGTTTTGTACCGCGAAAGGCCAAACGTGCTGCCCGTTCGCTTCCGTTTTTCCTTTGTTCGTCCGTGAATCCACTACGTCGCGCGCCGCCGCAAGCGCGCCCGCCGTCACCATTTCAACCCAACGGCTAAGGCTTCGACTTCGCTCCACGGGATCACGTGACACCCTATAGACCACGCCTGCCCGTATACGGCCTCTTTGATAGGGAAGCCGTCAATCTCTTTGGGCATAGGCGCGCTTGACTTGCCGTGCGCGCTTCTATAAAGCGCGTGCGCGGCTCTAAGGTCTACCGCCGCGCCGTGGGACGTCTCTACACGTTTGCCGTCCGCGGACACGCGCAGCGCGACGTCTAAGAGATATAAAACGCAAACGTTTTCGCCGCGCCTCCACGCCGGAAGCGCTTCCGCGGCCTTTGCCGCGGCTTCACGTTCGCGGCGGCGCTCGGCTTCGTCCATTTGCGCCTGCCAGAAGCGCGCGCGGTCTCTTGCGGCTTCAATTTTAGTGCGTTCGGCGTCCGTGAACGGTGTGCATAAAAGCACCGCGCGCAGTTTCCGCGCGTCTTTGCTTTTTACCTTGAAAAAATCAAGATACACACGCGCCGTGTCGCGCAGCTCGTTTAATAAGTCCGCTTTGTGATCGATTGCAAGCCGAGCGCGGATAACCGCCATCCTCCGCCGCTCGTGTTCGTCCAAAAAATAACGGACGTTTTCGTCGTGCGCCTCTATATTCACGTGTTCTAACTGCGTTTGCGGCCGGATATCCACGCGCGGCACGGTTAAGACACGGTATACACTTTCGTCAATCGCGCCGCGTGTTTTGTACGTGTGCCCTGACGTTGTATTCGAGTAAGCGCGTGTTGTGAGTAAAATCAGGCCGGAGTCACTTGACCCGTCCGATTTTTTCATAATCCTTGCTATTTCGAAATGCGCTCCGTAACTGTAGATTGAGCGCCCTTCGAAATAAAAGTTCGAACCTTTCGCGGATTCGCGCGTTTGATTCGCCCATGCGTGGGCCACGTTTGAGTTATTCATGTTTTCGATCCTTTCATGTTTAGGCCGGACTTCGAACCGGCCTTGTGGTTTACAGCCGCGCGACAAAGAGCCGCGCGGCTGTCGTCACCATCTTAACTGAATATCTCCGCGTTGCGCTTCGCTATGGCCTCTTTACGTGCCGCGACGAACGCGTCTAACCGCGCGCGTTTTTCCGCGCGCTTGGCTTCCGCGGCCTGCGCCCACGTGCTTTTGAAGCCGAGCTCGGAGAGCACCGCAGCCGCGCGGCTGCCGGAGCCGGAGAGCCGGACAATGCAAGCATACTCTGGATTTGTGTATACGTTCATTTCGCACCATCCTTTATATAATGCTTTCCGGCTTCGTTGAGGCCGTCTTGCGCGCAAATTTCCGCTTGATAAGCCATAAGAACCGCGGCTTCAAGGCGGGTTTGGATAGAGGCATTGAGCGGCGTCAATATTTCGTACCATCTCCCATCGCGCCCAACCTTTCGCGGCGGTGTCGCAATAAGTCCGTGCGCGGAATCTACAACGGAAAAACCTCTGATTAGTATATACCCGTTCAGCTTCACGTCCACGAGTGCTTTCAGGTTTCCAATTCCCGCGATTGGCCGTACTTCTGTAACTTCGATTTTTGTTTTCATTTTTTCGTCCCTTTCGTTTTAGCGTTTGTGTTCTCCGGCTTCGTTGAGGCCGGAAGGCGTGTACAATTCACGTTCAACACGTTCGGCCGTTCTATCCGCAATGTTAGACCATGCAATTAAGGAAATGCGGCCGTCCGGCGTTTTGTCGAGCCCTTTGAAATGCCCACTTTCGGTTGCGTATTTCAAGGCTTCCAGTACAACTAATTGTTCGAGCGCGTCCAGTTTTATCATCGGTTTTTTCATTTTTTCGTCCCTTTCATGTTGTCGTTGTGTTTCGTTATCTTATGTTGCTATCGTTTACTATCTTGAGTAAGATTCTACATGACGGGATAGTCCGTGTCAAGCGTTATTTTATATTATTTTTTGTCGCGCGGTTTTTAAATCTTTTCGTTATTTTACTGTATGCTGTTAGAACGAGAAACAGTTAGCTTGTGTTAGCCGAACAAAACGAGCTGTTACACCATTTTTCAATTTTGCTGTAACAAAACGTGTTTCCGTAAGTCCTTTAGTTTCAAGTCTTCTGGCCTCGAAAAAATAGTGTTACAGCGTTACAGCAACATACCTAAGAAAGTCCTTAGTCCATTCACTTGTCCAACTGTTGTAACTAAGTGTAACTACTGTAACTGCTGTAACTAAGAATGAAATGGTGTTACACTATTTTGATTATTATGCAGTGACTGCTGTTACAAGCACTATCTTGAATAGGACAATTGAGCCGCGCGCGGCCTCCGGCATGGCCTGCGTGTCTACGCATTTGATTTAGATCCACGCCGCGCGCGGCGCTGCCTCACTGGATTTTTAATTTGGAAATTTTTGAAGAGGGGTGGGGTGTCTTTGGGGTGTATAGCGTCCCAAGACACTGTGGGCGTACTGCCTAAAAAATATGATTCTTACACGCACGACTGAAAGGACCCGCTCCCG